GTTTATGATAAATATATCACTTTCCATACTGATGGCGAGGAAGTGGAATCCAAGAACTATGATTATTGGTCTATAGTTTTTGAATTAATACAAAACTATTTATCAAAAGAAAGCATTAAAATAGTTCAAGTAGGAGGGCCCAAGGATCCAGAATTCAATCAATGTGACCTAGATACCAGAGGATCAACATTCAAGCAAATGTCCTATATCATTAGTAATTGCTTATTGCATTTTGGTATAGACAGTTTACCGATGCATATAGCTAGCCATCATGACAAAAAAATGGTTTGTCTTTTCTCTAATTTATTTCCTTCTATTGCGAACCCTGTATGGAATAAAAAAAATGAATACAAATTGTTAAGCCCAGATTTTTCCGAAATAAAACCTTCCTTTTCTTTTTCTGAAAACCCAAAAAGAATTAACGAGATAAACCCTGAAGATATCGCGCGGGAAATATTATCCTTTCTAGATATTGAAAACGACCTAAATCATTATAAAACATTAAATATAGGGAATCATTACAATAATAAAATTGTAGAAATTGTCCCTGATTTTATTCCTGACGAAAACCTGAAGTTCAAGAACCTCCTGAACCTCAGATGTGATTACGAATTACTTGAAGAATCTCTACCTTTTTGGCTTAAGCGCAGGGTTAACTTAATGATAGATAAACCCATAGATATAAACATTATATCTAAATACAAATCTAGTATAGCAGGAATGACTATATTCGTTAACGAAGAAAATTTCCCAATAAAATACTTAGAGAACCTAACTAAATTAAAAATAAATTACAACCTGATAAGTAAAAACTTAGAAGATATAAATTCTTTAAGATTTAAATATTTTGATTATACAATTGAAGAGTATAACCCTACCAAGAAAAAAGACCTTGACTTTCTTGATCAACTATGCAATAATACATACTATCATAGTAATAAAGTATTAATATCAAATAATAAACAATATTATAGTAAAGCTGCATGGAAGTCAAATATAGAAAAAACAGAGGATCATCAAAAGTTGATTGATTCAGATGAATTCTGGGAAGAGGTGCAGCACTTAAATATATATAATCATGGCAAAATCAAAAAATAGTACAGAGAGTAAAAGTCAACCAATAGACAATTCATCAGGGCCAAACCTTTTTAGCAGGGACGAAAACGGTTTACTTAAGAATATTCAATATAGCTTCAACGAAGATGGATCTATTAACTGGAGAGAGATGGTTGGCGGAGAACATCTGTTTCCTAATAAAAGTTGGTTCCAATCAAGGGGTAAAGATATGCCTAGGTCTATAGATGGATTATCAGACTATCAATTGTTAATTAAACTTAGCGGAATTAAAGAGCTAGCAAAACTAAGAGGTTTTTCCGACGTATCTTACGAGGTAGTAAAATGCGAAGAAAATCACGTTTCTGTAATTTGTACGGTAACCTTTCTTCCTAATTACGAAACGTTCGGAGAGCCTGTTGCCTTTCAAGATATGGCTAATGCTACATTAAATAATACTAGTAGTTTTGCCACGAAATTTCTTGAGACTATAGCTTGCAATAGAGCTTTCGTAAGATGTGTTAGAAACTTTTTGCAAGTTCATATTGTTGGTGACGATGAAATAGATAAATCCGAATCAGGGCAATCTATCTCTACACCTAAAAAGAGCGCAGGTAATCCATTAAGCCCATCAAGCTTATTAGAGAAAAAAGCAAAAGAATCTTTGGGTTGCGATTCGTTTGAAGAATTCAGAAAAGAGCATATTAAAAAATGGTGGCAAGATAAAGTTGACGGAATTTATCAAAATGATTCTATTAAAAATGCAGAACGCTGGGAAGATATACCAGCAAAAGAGACTAGGATCATGTTAAGTTTAATTTCTTAACTCTGATTATAAGAGCTGTTTTCGTTATATATAATAGGGTAATTCGGTCTTTTAATTGATAAGTCTTTCTCAACGTTATCAAATTTATCTACATTATACTCTAATCCTTGTATATTAAATATGCCATTGCTTTCCTCTGTAATATTTAATATTTTATATTGTTTAGCATTAGCGTAATTAACGTCATCTTCTAAATAAAAAGATGCCCCTTCTGAGTCCTCCACATTATCTAATAAATTATTACCGTAATTTTGAAAAACGTATCCTGTGGGGACTGTATGTTCCATATGAATCCAGCTTCCATGTTTTGATTCATCATCGGAGCCGCTAACGGCTAAAAAGTTACCAAACGAACCATCTACGTCTGCAGATATACCTAATTCAGGATCGTCAGTAACGATTGGCTGTATTTCTGACTCCAAGTCTGTGGTTAACTGATTTGTAAATTTAGGAAAATCTTCAGACCAATTAGAGTACGTAATTTTATCGTCTGCACAGGAAGACGAAGTATACCATATCAATTCCTCAGGAGGAGGCGTTTCTTTATTGTATCCACCTATCCATCCTACTTCTCCTGTTGGTAGAATTGCTTCTATTAAAAATTGCGTGTCTTCATCTTCTATAGATGCCAACTGACCCCCTTTTTCTTTTGCATCTTTTAAGGCCTCTGTCCATTGGTACTCTCCGGTTACAAAAGAAAATACATTATTAAATATTTTAAGTTTTGTATTATCTTCTGAGGTATCATATATAAGGAACTCTCCTATCTGTTTAGCTCTTATGTTACTTATTTTTTCGTCTGTTACTTCTTCTGTTGAATCCAAAGACTCAATGGTCTCATTTCCTGTTGGTTGATAAATTTTTATAGTCTTCCAGGTTTCTTTATCATACTTATCGATGAACGTGTAAATTGGATAGTCAATTGTTAATTCTGCAAAAAAACCTCTAGGGTGAACTTCCGCTTCTATGATTTTCCCGGCAAACCTGCCCACAGTCTTTTTATTGTCTAATACATCTATAACATCTCCGGGTTTAAGATAAGCACCCGCCATATTTGTGGAAAAAGATATCATTTCAGTTTCAAGGTTTGCGCCTTTCACGATAAATTCCGCAGCCCTTTTTGCTTGAGCTTGAGATGTAATCCCGAAGCCGTCGATTGATTGTTCAATAAAACCGTTTTCTTCGATAGCCTCCCTATCTTCTGCGTGCTCTATTTTTGGTCTATACTTATTATACCTATCAATATATTTAATATTGCATGAATTAGATCTTGAGGTTCTTGGTGTACTTGAATACGAGAAACCTTTATTTGAAATATTATTGTTAGAGAAAAGCATTACTGCCTCTTTCTTTTCATCTTGAAAAAAGTTTATAGCGCCACCAGACCAATAAGCATATGCCCTAAAAATCACTGCAAATTCATTAATCAATTTAAAGGCATTTTCTTGGTTCATTATGAATGCATTCAAAGTATACCTTGGCTCTAAAATAGGATAGTCGATAGATACTGCGCATTCAAAATCTTCACTATTAGGCTGATTATATAACGATATTTTTTTTGAAGCTGGATCTGCGCTTACAATTTTTATTGATTGATAAGAGCCGTCTGAATGAAAAACAGCTAACTGTTTATTAACATGTTGAAATTCAAGCCTGAAATCTTCTACGCTTAGATCAAAACTATAAGTAACTAATCCGTTATCATCTTCCCCTCTTATGGCTTTTCTTTTTTTATACTTCGGGCTATAACCTGTCGGAACTATTTCGTCACAATATTTTGCTATTTTATATAATGTCCAACGATCTATATTCTCAGGCTTGATCCCGAATTTACCTACACCAAATCTTTTATTTGAAATTAAATCGTAAAGACACCAGGCTGGATTATTAGTCCATTTAAGTTCTGGATGAAATACGCCATTCCAGTTACCTGTATATTCTCGTGTTTCAGTATCGTAGTTGCTTGGAACTTGGACTTTTTTTAATCTCAAGTTGTAGTTTCTTTCAGGTATGTTGGGTTGATCTTTAGCGTTTATTCTTGTTCCTATGATTACGGAATTAGGATAATTCAGTATGGCAGGCGTAATTTCGGTTATAGAAGCTAAAGACATTTTTTCTTTATATCTCGCGGCTTGCTCGCCTTCTTTCACTAAATTTCTTTCTCTATTTAATTTAAATACTTTAATTATACGATCTCTTTGATTTGGATTTGGTGGGAAATATATTTTGACATCCTTTTGATATGAAGATGTAGCTACTCCAAAGATATATATATCTGTAGAATATAACTGCTCCCCTTCATTACCATATTTGATTCTAAATCTGGCGCGGTTCGGCCAGATTTCTCCAGAGTTTTCAATTTTTGTACCGATACGAAATCGATGGTTTGCCAGGACGACAGCTAATACAATTGTTGCAATTCCCGCTATTAATGCTGTGCTTGCTGCTGCGTTTGACGAAGCCCAAGCTGACGTTGCATATGCATGGCTTGATAATAGCCCAAGTGCTGTAGCTGCTCCAACATTAGGAGTAGCGCTAGGTACTGCTGCCGTCGCCGCTTTGCCTACCACTAAAGAGCTAACAGAATAAGCACCGGTACTGCTTGCTCTAAATGCATGGTAAACCCCAATAAGGCCTAAAAGTATAGTCCAAAGTTCTCCTATTTTGTATTCTACCTCAACTTCATCGCCTTGATAAACATATCCTAGTTCATCAATTCTTAAGGAAACATAAGCTTCTTCAACTAAAGAGTTTATGATAGTATGTGATAAATAGTTTTCCTCAGAGAACCTTTTTGTTATGATTTTATCTAAGTTTTGACCTACCAATTCTTCAAATATCGCGAGATCTTCTGTTATATCTAACCCTGTAGAATCTTCTACTTTTATTGGGCTTTTGATTTCTATTTTTTTCCATAGTTTTTGTTCAATATCAAGCTCTTCGCCCGGAGTAATATCCAATTCTTCTACTACGTCATCAGGGTAAGTTATACTGTCTATTATTGTGTTACTTACTACCCCCTCATCATCAGCATCAGCGCTATATATATTTATCACCCCATCAACTATTGCTTCATTAAATTGTGGATTTAAAATGACAAACATTGGATCATTGCTATAATTACTTGTCCTGCCGACTATAGCACTCAACCCAGATGCGATATCATTAATACTTTCATGACCATTCGTATTGCCTGTAATAATAAACAAAGGAGAGTTTGCTGTGGGTTGGCTAGATGGAATATCGTCCATCAAAAAATGTCCTTTTTTATCAGTATAATCCGAGTTCTGGTTGTAAATTCCTAGGAATTTGTTTGCATTAGGGCCCATTTCGTAATACCCCATTGTTCCGCTTGTATTTTTACATCTTACTTTGTCTCCTTGTTCATAAAATTCATTATCTTCATGTCCCTCTGATATGTAATTTACATATTCCCCAGAAAAAATTTCATACTCATTCATCGCTGAGTCAACCGCATAAAAATCAGCATCATCAGGTTCTCCTTCGTAAATTATAGATTCAGATTCAGCAGCTAAATCCCCACTATAATAATTACCACTAGGATCAAACTTTTCATTAAACCCTACTTTAACAACGTAGGTTCCGGCATTTTTAGCTCCTTCTTCTTGATACGTTACATATTCTCCATTATCATAAATTTTTTTTTCTACAAATTCGTTAGAGGGAACTATTGCGGCTAAATCTTTTTTATTTATTGTTCTTGGACCGTAAAGAGTTCCATTTATTTCTTTCGTATAAGCTGTGAATAAATATTGAGGCTCTAATAATTTTTGATCTTCAGAGCCTATTCTGTCTTCATTTCTTGATATATCTATATCAAACTCGTTGATATTGTAAGCGTCAAGGCCTTGCGATATTCTATCGAAACTCACTTCTTTCACTGGCGTATCATCTAGATATACAGCTTTCAAGTAATCATCTTTTTCATTTCTAAGATTTATTGAGTCAAGGCTTTCAGGGGTTACGTTAGCTACTGAACTATCATCAAACAATAATTGAGATCCGTCTGTGTCGGCAAATCCTCCAATTTCTCCTTCACCTACAAGATCTAAGCTTTTTAATACCGATGTTGATTCAAGTTTATGCCAACCAACTCCCTTTGATTTTAATGCCCCTCTCCACCTCTGCCCTACATGAAGAGGAAAAGATTTTGACTCTTCAAGAAAGCTTGGGCTATCTCCTGCTTGCAGGTGCTCGGGTAGTTTCTCAACAAAAGATATTGGGTAAAATATTTTTTGTTCCTCGCTCGATTCCAGCAAAGGCTTGCTTTGCAGGCAAACATAAGCTGACCTTAATGCGTTACCCTCAGATACAGCCAGCCTAAATGCTTCAGCAGCAGTCCTTTCTTCTTCTGTCATTAATCTTAAAGAAGGATACCAGTTTCCAAGTTCGTGAAAATTACCAAGAAAAGCTTGATTTACGCCTTTTGAAAAATTATATGTATAGTAGTAATAACCCCCAATAGCATTACCCTTTTTCTTCATTGTCACGAATCTGTCTTTCTGCGCTTCAACTTCTTCAAAACCTCCATATATTCCGTCGGTTGTTCCAAACGCTCCATCAGCAATAGTGTTACTTAAATATTGAAAAGCTGGATCTATAAATTTATACTTACTGCTTCCATCAAAAGAATTTTGCGCAAAACAAGAAAATAAAGGGCCTAAATCGCTAATATGATATTTATGATATTCAGGTATCAAACTGTAAAGGCCATTACTAAAATTAAAAATTTTACCTTTTTCCGAATCAAAATCATAGTTTACAGAACAGGAGGATATCACATTCGGACCAACCTTAAGCGTCCCATATCCTACAGGGATAGAATTTCCTTGCTGATATCTATTTTGCGTTCCGTTGTATATGTAAGATTTGGTTTGAGCTTGTAATGTATCATCGTCTCGCTCCATAGCCTCAGCTATTTTTTTAGATATATACATGCTGGCAGCGGTAGTTATAGCTGTCATTACGAGAGCTCCAAGAGAGGCTCCTTGGGGTAATGGGAATACATGAAAATCTTTATTTGAATCAAGAAAATACTCTTCTTTTTCAGCAAAATTAGAGCTGCCTTCTTTTTTGATTCCGTAATATATATTTTCTTGGTGTTTTCTGTTTAAGTATTTCTCTATTTCGGGGCTGTTAGCAAAAAGCGCATGCACTGCTTCAGCTGGGGATCTTACATGCAAATCCCATTCTGAACCAAAACGCTTACCTAGCTCTCCGTGTAAAAATACTTTTTTCATCCTTTTTCCTACTTTATTTACACCAAAGAGGGGTGCCTGTACAACTCTTTTATTTTAGATTGCCATCTATTGTCTAGTATTTGGCGGCGCGATATAGTATTACCGCACTGATGGATAAAATAATCATCACCCATATAAATACCAACATGTCTTCTTGCTTCTTTTTTTACCTCAAATACTATAACATCATGTTTTTTTATATCTTCAATTTTTACTTTATTCAAATTTTTATTTAGTATTTTATTTAATTGCTCATTAGCTTCTTGGTCTGATTCTGTCAGCCAATAGTTTTTGTTCCATTTTGTTATATTTATATCTAGCTCACTAATAAAATAATCTTTAAGCAAACAAGTGCATTCATAAAAACCTTTAACATAAGGCCTACCAATTAAACTATCAGGAATATAAGACTCAGGATAATATAAAAAGAAATTATTAGATTTTAAACTATATATTAAATAAGGTATACCCATTTCCTCTGAAACCTTAATGTCTTGCTCTGAAGGAAGCTCACTAGACACAGGATGAGAATGATATATGCCTAAAATTTTGTGTTTAAGTTTGTTGTCTATAAAATCTTGCGCCGATATAGCAAAACATTCTCTTGGGTTACCGCTGTTGTTTTTTAATTTTTTAACATCGAGGCTTAGGTCTTTATTTAATATAACTAACCCGCAAATCTCTTCTTCTTGATTAGACTTTGCGTGCTCAATAATCTCTTTGTAGTATTTATTTAAAGTCATAAGGGTCAATTCCAGGGAAACCGCCAAAAGGTAAACCATTACCCCCCGTTTCTGTCCAAAGCTGCCCTTCTTCTCCAAGAGATACATCACCTCTTGATCCGCCCCCTGCGCCAGTTGCATTCTCTCCAAATCTTAATCGGCAACCGCATAGAGTTTTATCGCACGCATCAAGCACCCAGTTTTTTCTGTCTGTTACAGGGTAGGATCTAGTTCCGTCTTCCAGACATACATATATACTAGCTGGATATATATCTTTATCTTGATCGAAAGGTTCAATTCTAACCACATCTCCTTTATTATATTTAATCGACCTGTCCCATTCCAAGTAAAATCCATCTTCTCCTGTTTTTGCAAATTCTTGATCTAATACTTCTCCTGTTATATATACTTCGGATCCAACCATAGCTCCACTATAACCACTTGGTACGAATCTTTTATTTTTTCCGTCTGCAATAGGCTTACCTTTATATCTGCAGCCTATGTTTGATCTATATTGCCAACTACAGTAATTAGAGTACATTGTTCGGGCCGGGACCTTAGCATTTTGTAGTTCTAAAAGTGATACTAATTCAAATTCAACTATATTGTCATCTTCTTTTGTTTTTTGATTCACATAAAAAACATCCTCTGAAAAAGAAGCGTCAGGATTTGGATCGGCGTGAGGATTAATATTGTCAGGAAAATTTTCATTATCTAAAAATTTAACGAATGTCTTGATTCTTGTAACTTTATAATTTATAAAATCTTTAAACGCGCCCAATCTTATAGATATATTTCCTTGATGATTTGAGAAAGTCATTTTCGGTCTAGGCAATCTTCCATCTCCCTGAGTCTCAAAACCTTCTACTTTTATAGGGAAAAAATCATACTTTTCTCCATTAAATACTATTCCTTTCCTGTATCCGTTTTCTCCGGCGTGAAATAAATAACTACCTTTTCCTTTTAAGTCTATTTTGTAAAAACAAACTATAGCAGAAGGTGATATATCAAAAAGTGACTTTACGTTTCCAGTTGTATCTCTCATAATTATTAACCTAATGGAACGCAGTCTGGTTGCGTTGTCTCAGGTAGGTTTCCGTCGACAAGATCCAAGAATTCATCGGGTTTGGTAGTTAAGTTCTCCTGGTTTGTGGATGTATCTTCATACTCATGTATAGAGTAATAAGTTGTACCTCCATCTACGCCTTGCGCAAATATAATTGGATATTCAGACATATTATTCTCGACGTCTGGAACTATAATCCATGACGATGTATTACCCGCTTCAGCCTTACTATGACCCACTTGCCAGTCTGTTTGTTGGGATTCACCATCAAATTCTTGACTAACTTGTATTTTAGTTTCCCATTTTCCTTGTTCATTAACCCTAAATTCACCTATAGCTGTTGCGCTATCACCATTTTGAGAAGTAAAATTTATAGTATAACTATATTCATCTTCAAGGATAGGGCATATAAATAAATCAGCACTAGGGTCAGGAATTGCATCCATATTAGGGTCAAAAGTTTCCGGAAGTTCTCCTGGTGTTTCAAAGTTATGTTTATTTTTTAGCAACTCTAGACCCTCTTCACTTCTTTCGCATAAAAATTCTCCTGTTAATGTGAGGCTTGCGTCGCATATATCATTTGATTCACAATTTGATATTTTAAATCCTGGGTATATTTCTACTTTTGCCCCAAATTTATCTCCATTTCTATTTAGAATAGTTCCCTCGTTCCCATATTGTAATTCTTCATATTTTGGGTGAAAGAAAGTATTAACCGTTTTCTTTTTCTTCGGCTCTATAGTGAATGGCAATTCCTCGACGATCTCTTTACTATATATATTTAAATCTTTGTATTTTTCATGATCAAACAAAGAAAACCTTTCAGAATCTGAAACAGTGAAACCTGTAACCGTTATAGGCATAGAACAAGTATTTATGAGTGTGAATTTCCCAGAGTCAACCAGGTTTTCTCTACATAAATAATCACACTGAATACTCTTTGTCTCATACCCATCAACCTCTATGAGCAAACCATTATCTGCAGTAGTAATTAGTGTTTCACTAGCTTCTTTGGATAAAAATTTCTTATTAATAACAACGGCTTCATCCAAGGATGAAAATTTAATCTGATAGTCTTCTGGGCTCAAAAATGTCATACTAATCTATAGGTTCTACCTGAACTGGAACTTCCACTTTTCCGTAGCAGTCCATTTTTTTATGCTTCATATCTTGAGTGTTAAACACTAATTCTATCGTATCCCCTATGCTTCTTAAGCTTCCGATTCTCAACCCGAAAAATAGATCAATAACCTCTTCGTTTTGCAGTATAGGTAAATGGTCGTAATTACCCTCTTGTCCCTCATCCCATTTACTTAAATCAACCCCACCTATATTGTAATCTACTATTTCCAATTCGGATGTGGTTTTGAATAATCTTATGGGCATACCCCTAAATGCTACTCCGGTATTATAAACACCTCTAGTTCTTGGAGGGTTCACTAAAATGGGGTCGGTTGCGATGAAAGACCCATCATCAAGTTGTATTTTAAAATTTTCTTCAGTTTCTATTTTGTATGATTGCCTACTATGCCAACCCCCATTAATTTCAAAAACTTCTCCATTTCTGATTACTTCATATTCAGTGTTAAAATTTTCCCATAAAGTGTTTGATTGCTTGCTTCCGTAAGCGCTTTCTTGAAAAAATGAAACATTATTAGGGTCTCCATGGAATTGCCCGCCATATCCCTTTTTTATGTTGACTATGTTATGCTCTTTCTCGATTTCCGTAACTACCCTGTAATTACCATCTCTTGGGATTCCTGAATTTAATACTGAGGTTGTCCATTTTAATTCACTTGGTTCGTTTTTTAGGTTTACGATGGTATTAAGTATTTTAATTGGGTTTGGTCCGCAATTCTTTAATCTAACGCAGAATAAATTTTCATAACCAGTGTCAGATGTTATTCTAGAAATTGTTTGAACTAAACTTAATAGCCTAGCAACCTCCTTCGAGGGTTCTGCGCTTATAGGGAAATGAAATTGAGGTTCCTCAGTTTTATTTGGATCATAATCATAAACATATTTTTTATTATGGCTAGAAAGATAGGGTGAACTACCTACTGATGCAAACATTAAAATCGTAGGAACTTCTTCAGAATACCATTCAGGTTTTTGTTCAGTTTCTGGGTTATTTTGATTTTCGTATTCGTTCAGTTTAGCTAATGGATTTGCCGGCCCATAAGCGTAAGAACTATCGCCTAAAACCGCATCACTCGGTCTTCTTTTTGATAAAGCTCCTCCTTTTCTTAAAGATCCAGCTATATTCAAGGAAGTTGGGCTATATCTATTATAAAATCCACCTTCATGACGCCAGTCCCCGGTTGTAAGAACTCCATCGCTAAGAACTACAATTATTCTGTCTGAAACGTGTTGAGCTCTAGGACTATTATAAAGTTGAGCTACAGCCTTACTTAAAGCATCCGTTAAGAACTCACCCTGCCCGTATTGAACACCAGCCCCTCTCCATGCTAAAGCTGTATCGTAAAAAATTTTCTTATCAAAAGATTGAGGGTAGATTGATAAATCTATTGGTGTATTACCATGACCCATCAATATTAATCCAAAATTCACTCTATCTTTTTCTATTTTTATAGAGAATTCTTCTAGCTTTTTAGTATCGTAACCTTTTAACCTTAAATCTTCATTAATATCTTCTTTTTCTGGATCTATGAGGGTGGTTAAGTTTTCGTCTACAGGCCAAGGTGGTTCACTTTGAGATATGGCAGGCGCTTCGATGAGTCCTGCGTAATCAAAAGTTCCAGGCATCACTAGCTTCCCATAAGATGTGACCATTTTCATGATTACATCAATCGCCGACATGTATTTTGAATAAGAATAATTACCGTTCGTTCCTTCTCCGCTAATATTTCTATATGTCATACTGCCAGTAGTGTCAACCACGAATACTATATCAACAGCTTTCCTTTTTCCATTAAAACCTCCATTTATGTTTACCATATTTTCGGTAGACTCGCACATCATACCAACTCCTACAGATGCAAAAGTGCACAATTCGTGTTTAGTGACAGGATTGTAAAGCGCCGCACTATAACAAGGACCCTTAAAGTCAGAAAGATTTTCATTTATAGATGTCGAGGATTCTATAAAAGTCGCAGTTATCTTATGGTTATTTTTGTATACTATTTCATGCGACCAACTTGGACAATAGAAAGCAGAACCACCCTTTCTGGATTGAGTTGTTATAGAACTAGCGTCAGATTGATGAGGTCGCGGCATTGGGAACTTGAACTTTTTATAACCAAGATGGCTTTCTAGAAATTGTAAAATCTCCAGAGTCTCTTCATCATCTCTTTGATCAAACACAACCGTAAAGGTAGACATGTTTTGGTTGATTTCTTTTTTATATCTTTTTTCATAGTATTTAACGAAATCACTTTTTATGTTGGTTGGGGTCGCATTTAATGTAAACGTTAAACTAGGTCTATGCTCTAAATTTCTTACCTGAGCCCAAGGGAATTTGGGTATACGGTCTGGGTCTCTAAGGTATATACTACTTCTACCCCTTACAGCAGGAATTAATAAATCAAAATCATCTTTATCTTTTAATGTAAACGATGACAAGGGAGTGACAGTAATAGATGTTGACTCCCTAGAGATAGGTTCTTCTAACTGTAGCTGTCTAAAATCTTTTAAAAATATAATTCTTTTTCTTTTTCCTCCAGTGCTAGGGTCCGTAAGTTCACTGGTGATTTCATCTAAGCTTTCCGGGAAAAACGGAGAAGTGGATAAGCAATCCTCGGGGCACCTCATAAGCTTTCTTACATCTACAGGAGCGCTAACTTCTTCGTTGGTTACAGTCAAAGATCTTCCGTCGTCTGTTTCAAAGAAAAGTTCTTCGTCGTCTTGTAAATGATCATACCCTCCAACATCGCTAATATCATAGCTTCCACTTTCAACATGAAACTTTATTAAGAATGTTTTATTGTCGATTACTTTAATTATATTAGCTTTATCTAAATTATATATAGACTCTTCTGATTCTAAATTTGTAATTGATATACAGTCTAGTTGATTTAAATCCTGATCTTCTCTAAATTTTATTTTAGCTATATTCGGGTTTCCGTTTTCATCATACTCAGAGGCTTCTATATATATAACTTCACCCATTTTCTCTAGGCCAGACTCTATAAGGTTTCCTTCTTCATCAAATTTATCTTTTGGTTTAGGGAAAGTGCTTAATTTTATCTTTTCACCTTTTTTAAAATGAGTTTCTTCGTCTATAAAAATTTTTAATATAACATCCAGTCTTTTATTAAAACCAGAATGACTTTCTACACTCCTTAAGGTGCTCTCCGTATCACAAACAAACCTAGCAGATATAGCATTATTATTCCTGTACTTAATATTATGACTAAATTCACTACATACAAATTTTAAATCTTCTCTATAAGGATTTGTATAAATAAAATTAAAATAAGATACTTCACTAGATGCCAGCCTATCACCCTTGTAATCAATACCAAAAGTTGATTCATAAGCAAAATGTTTTTCTTGTAAGAAGTGCATAATAGCTTTAGCTTGCTTATCGGTTCTGTTGTCAAATAAAACATCCAACTTCATTGGCAAGGAGTTTATCGACAAATTATTGACGTAATCAGAGCCTTCCCCCATTTTCATATCGTCGTTGATCGCGGTGAAATCAGACTTTGACCCATAAGAAGGGCGCCACTTAAAATCTTGAGTCCAAAAATCATCTCCATTAGCATTAGGCATTCTAGCTAAACTAGAGGTATGCTTTTTAGTGCAATAAAAAAATTCGCTAAGATTGGTTGATTTTATCTTTCTAAAAGTGAACCCTCCTTTGCGTAAACCATATATTAAAATGACGGCAGATGCGGAGACGGCATCAGAGGGTATATCCTCAGGCCTTATATCTATTTGTACATTGTAATATTCTTTATGGCTTAATTCGCTTGAAGCCATTAACCTTGTAGTTTTCCTTCTGTCTACGTTTTTAATTTCATCTTGATTTTGGTCGTAAAATCTTATACCAACCCCAACACCTATAGAAGTATTTAGATTTATTTTACCCTCCTTTTCTTCTATAAATGTATTGTATGGGTCCGCGGTTTCTGAGTTTTCGTCTATCTTTTTTACAAGAGACCTGACTTTGTATCCTATGTTTTTATTCACAGGAAAATAATATCCAAAGTTAACTTCTTGGCTTACTGATAAATCTATTCTCTCAAAGAAATCTCCTTTGGTTCTATTATCTATAACAACTTTATAATTATCATCAGTGATAACCTTTTCCCCTGAATCTAATCCCACCCTAATAGTACTTAAATGAAAAAATCCATCTTCATCTTTCGGATCATTTAAATCGACATAACTTGGCAATGATAAATTACCAACCCTAATAATGTCATCAACATTGTAAGCTTTATCAAGCTCCCACTCTTTAACCCCAATATCCATTTATCTATAAGACTGCCTTACGGTTGCTCTTCCTCTTAAGAATCCTCCTTCTGAAACAGAAAGAGCATCCTCATCTTTGACGCCATATTGCTCTAACTCAACAGGAACTTCTTCAGGTAGGGTTAATTTCCCAGCCAGCTTGAATTCATTAAGCTCGCCAAAGTTATTGTCTGTGAACTCTTTTTCAAACCCAATATCTGAAAGCTTGATTGTTACATCTGCTCTCTGTCCTTCTATTTTAAGGAATGGGTCTAATTTTTCACCCTCTAGGTTAATGGTTATATCAATTTCGTTTTTACATACTCTTGATGGTATCTCTCCGTCATCATCAATATATCCACTAATTGGTAAAGGTATTTCTGGTATTCTGTTTGCTGATATGTTGTAATCAAAGCTTAATGGGTAATCTATGCCTACACTATTAGCTCCATATATTTTTGTATTCATTGCGTGCGGAACTGTTAATTGATTTGGTCTTATGCAATCATATGTTTCGAAAACTTGCTCGCCGAAACCTTCCTGGTATTCCATTTTGCCGTAAACATCTAAATCTATACTTGCAATAATAGGTTGAAATGGTTGAGCAGAAAAAGATAAAGACCTTAAATACGCATCATTAAAAAGGTAATCACCTATTGACCCTGTAATTTTAGACTCATTTACTTGTGGATAAGCAGTTGAATCCATCATCCCTGTTAAATCTGCAAAGGAGTCCAGATTCCCTGTATTCATATAATAATCAATACTTAACCTACCCCTTACAACCCCTTCTGCTGAATAATTTCTTACTATATCAATCTCTCCATAAGGAACATCTTCTATGAGGTCTAATTTTGTTTCACCAGTAGACCTTACTTTAATGTAATAATCTCCAGCAAATGCATCTTCTGCCATATATAAAGCCTGACCATTAGGATATGATATTCTTTGTCCGCTTTTGATAATCTCAACTGAAGATGGAATTTTCATGCCCAACCCATTGGTTTCACCTAATAAAAAACCAGACTCGTGAGCAGATTCAAAATATATATCTTCGTCTTGTTGGGCGAATGATATATTGTAATCTTCTACAAATTTTTTAGCTTCAAGTGGTTGGCTTGCTGATATCCTAGCAGAAGAAGCGAAGACCATAGTAGGGTACTCTCCATCTGGAGCAAGCAAGACAGGTACGTCTTCATATCTGTAAAAAGGTTTTGCCATTATTGTTCAATGAATTTACTTCTATTTAGGTCTTCTTGATGAGGCATGAGCCCTCTCTTATTATAGTAAGACTTATACGATAAATTTACAGTCATTCTTCCGTCCGTAGAAGCCGACATTGCTTCACCTATTAATCTAGCCTCTTTGACTGTGTAATGTTGTATAGGGTTACCAAAGCAATCGTTTATTTTTACTGATATATCTTGTACAGTTGGGGTCCTTATATATTTCCTCATGCTTTGGTATTGATATTGATCTATTTCCAAAGTAAAACTAGTATTAGTCTCGATTGGCCACAAAACATCAACTTGCGCTGCATAAGCTGACCCTACGACATATATCGGATCAACCTGTACGTCTATAGAGTGGCTAAAGGAAGTGACTCTATCCGTATCGATGCCAGTGCATTGTATACTGATATTACCTTGATTTGTCAATCTAATTTCAGGAAAAGGATTATCTCCCGAAGCGTTATAAGCAGCACTATTGTAAGACGTTTCCTGAACAAATCTTTCATCGTTTTCTCCTCTTATAAAAGAAACAACCTCTCCGTCTTGCTCGACATAGTCTGGCGTTCCACCTATATCTCCAAAAACTCTTATGTTTGTTGAAGTTGTCGGCAATTGACCAACAGCGCATTCGATAGAGTGATTTGTTATATAACCACTATGAAAGCCAAAAAAATCATTTCCATGATGTATGCTTCCTGTAAAAGGAGTATCCCCTAGATATTGAAGAAAAAAGTCTTGACTGACCAATATTGATTCAATCGAAAAACTACCTTCTAATGGCGAGCTTAACACTGCCAAACTCTTAGGTGTAATTTCTTCACCCCTATTGCAAGTCCTGTCTTGTAGAAACCTAAAGCCATTTTCATCTAAAAGGAAACCTTCTTGCTCGTCCTCAAAGTTATCTACTCCGTGGTGATATCCAGCGTCTACATGGCCCCACCCGAGAACATTAATAGGAGCTTCCTGAATTGCGTATGAGCCTTGAACGCTTTGAACTCCTGATATTTGAGTTCCGTCTATAAAGAATTTTTGTTCATAACCTAAGACTGCCTGCTTCATTAGCTAAGTTCCCCACCTATCCTTTTTTCTTCCCTAATAACTTCCATTACTTTCATTTTTATTTTCATTGCCAAGGCCTGCTCTTGCTCGACAGAATTAACTCCAGCGTCTGAAGAAACTTTTTCGTTTCCAGCTTGGTCGATTTTAACATTTACATTAATATTGTTTGTTACATCATTATTTGTGGACTGAGTTATTGCATTACTTTTATTTTGCTGTGCTGCCTCAATTAAAGGCTGAACTCTATTAACCGCAGGCGAAGATTTCTGTGTTGCAGTAGCTGTATTCCCTCCAAAGGACGGGGTTGATTGTGAACCAGATGTTCCTACTATGCCTCCTTGATATCTTTTTTCAGCCTTCTTGAATCCTTTTGGGTTTTGCATTGCAAACCTCATCATGTGAGGGTTTTCACGCATTAATTTATTCGTAGAACTTTTCTTGATTACGAAATCTCCAGAATTTAAACCTACAGGTCCTACCTGATCAACCCCACTTTTTCCTGTGACAATAGGGACACTTCCTGTTGAATTCATTTTACCTAAAGAGTCGTAGCCTATTTTCTTTGCTATATCGTTTGGTATAACAGCTTCTCCCGCTGTAAGCATTGTTGGTATAGCACCTCCGGAGTTTTCTCTAACAGCTATATTTTTAAGATAATCTTTTATTCCAGAACCACTGAACGATTTCACAACCTGTTGGGATTCTGCAAGAGTAAAGCTTTGCATTGCGTTTGTGACAGGCGCACCTGAAGCATGAAAACCGTGAACTTTTATTTGTTCGTGAGGTTCCATGGATCTAATATGAGAAATTTTATTCATATCGTATATGCCGCCAGATTCATTAATGTAATTAAGTCCCGAAGGGCCCTCGTAGAATCCTTTATATCCAGTGCTTTTTTCGTAAGCCTTCATTGACTTACTAAAATCAGAATAATTTAATTGGTTGCCTGCGTATTTTGCTTTTTTAGCAGCTTGGCTATACTCATCTCCATATTTACCAAAAGTCTCTCCGGTCCAGTTCATGACGCTGTCTTTAGCTTGACCTATTTTTTCTCTGATTGGGCTAACCACATATTTATTAATCGGCTCAGCTAATATAGAGGTCGTCTCTGCGACAATAAAAGATTGCACTGCCCCCAATATTGATCCAAGTGTTTGCATTCTGCCTTGGAATTTTTCATTTTTTTGTTGCACGCGGTAGGCGGCTAAATCAAGCAAGTGATCCCCATATTCTTTCATTACAGGGTCTTGAGCTATGGCTTTTCCACTTAATCTTGGGTCGCCACTTCTTAATTTAACATCAGAACCTAAATCTAATCTTTCAAATTTCTTTTTATCAAATGTGGGGGGTTTGTCTTGTTTTTTATTGATAGATTCCCCTATTTTCTTTGTGGTATATGCCATTACCGCTGTTTGCGCCACGCCTTCCAGTCCTGCCTGTAGTCGACTCTTTCCTCCCGCCTGAAGGTTTTGTATAGCTCCACCCTGAGCTAGTTCTCTTACTCTATCTTTAGGTATAACATATTCTCCTGCAGTTAACATAGCAGGAACTTTGTCTACTCCAGCTGGCCCTTTTACGAAACCTCCTTCTGCAAAGTGCTGGATTATTCCTCCGGAATGTTTCGAGTCCGGGGTTACTGGTACCAAGTTTATTCCTTGATTGTTTTCAGGCTGCGACTGAAGTTTATTCTTGCGCTGTAATTCAAGCGCTTTCAGCTCTTGCTTGATCCTTAGGATTTCTTGTTCTACTCGACCTTGCTCTCCAATTACATGTAAAGCTGATTCATAGGTAACTCTGGCGTCGGCAATGTTTGTTTTTAGAAGTTCTGCTTCTTTTTTTACCTTCTCAAGCATTGCTTCAGTTTTTTGAATTTCTTTAACTTTTAAATTGCCTGTAGTGTCAGTATTTAAATTGTGTAATTTTTCCTCATATTCGGAAATAAATCTATTTTTCGAATTTAGGCTTCCTTGGTCTGATTTGATACTTGAAGACATTTTGCCCATTACTTGATGAGCCTGATAAAACTTATCTGAATAATACCCATTATCCCCAATCCCTTCATTAAGCATAGCATCAAAAACCTCTTTATTTAATGGCTTTACGTTTTCCATGTGCTTGGTGAACCCCACCTTCTCTTCCCCTTCTTGTACGCCTTGCGAAATTTCCCAATTAAAACGACCACTTGGGGTGTTGCTAGAATTAGAACTAAATAATGAAATAAATTTATCTACCAAACCAGGATTTTCAGTGAGGTATTTTTGGCGTGTTTTCAATTCCTCTAATTCAGCTGTCTTATTGATTATTTTCTTGTTGAAATCCTCGGCCTTTTGATGAGGAACATTTTTTTCTTTTTCTAAAGGTTTTGGTTTTATTTCTTTTATTTCTTTTTTAATAATTTCTGGTAGTATTGGCTCTATGAATCCACCTCTTCTGCCTTGTGGATCAGGTTCAGTAGTAACTGTCGGTCTTTTCACTGTGATATCAGTCATCCCCGGAGCTTCTCCAGTTCTACTTCCATCTATATCCTTGCGTATAACATCTTCTTTGACCGCTTTGGAAAGTATAGTTATCTCTGTGCTTAAATCCTTAATAGGAGTTTTCAGTGTTTCCGCCATTCCTAGCAACTTTTTGTCTAAATTTTCGGTCCTAATATCTATTCCATTTCTTATCGTTGCTTCCAATTTAGCAACCTCCTTTATTTCTTCGGACAGCACGCCACTAAGTTTACTTAAATGATTAACTAAATGATTATTTAATCCAGCCATTTTATCGGCCTCAGAATTACCACCCACCCCTGTAAAAGCATAAGTTAAATTAGATATTATTCTATCTACATTTGCTTCAGTAAATCTGTCTAATAATTTTTTAGCTAAGTTTAATCCGAATTTTTCCCAAGCTTCTTCTGCTGTTTTTGATCCAGACCCAATATCATCAAACAATTGTATTATTCCACTTCTTGTTTCATCTATTCCGATATCTATTAAATCTGCCCCAAGGTTAGCTGCGGAGACGTTCATTTCAGCCATTCTAGATCTCAGCCTATCTACAGCCCTAGTTCCAAAATTTATTTGCTTGTTTGTTTCCTCTAGGCTTTGCGCGAAAGCCAAAGCGTCTTCAGGGCTACCTGTCAGAAGTGATTTCATCGCCGCTTCTCGTGTGGCCAATATAGACGAAGACTGTTCGGTGGCTATACTTGTCGCGCTGTTTAGGGCAAGCTGAGATTTACTTACGCCAGCTTTTCGTATCGCATTTTCAAGTTCCAATAGTTTATTTGAGGCTTCTTGAAGTTCATTTGCTTTTGAAAGTAGTTTTCCTTGCTCGCCCATTTTGGATAAAATAATAGCTTTTTCAGAAGCCAGAAGTGCTGATGTTTGAGTTGAAGTTATTTCTTCTTCTAACTCCAGGGACACTTGATTATTTAATTCATCGTAACTAGACAACAGAGATAACCTTATTGCATTTTCTCTAGCAGACAATATTTTATTCGTCTTTTCTAGGGTTATATCGGCCAGAACTTTTGATTTTAGTTCTTCTATACTAATTGTGGCATTTTTTTGAGCCGCTATAATCTCATCCTTCTTGTTGATCAGTTCCTGCAGTCTTTTTCCTCTTTCTAATGCCTCGGATATGCCCTTATTGTTTTCTAGAATTTTGGATCTTTCAGACGCCACTAAGACGGTTTGCTGTAAAGAGTTTAATTCTTCTTGAACTTGAGATTTTGCCATTTTTTGCAAATTATCGTTTTCAAGAAGTAGCTTAACTTTTTGTTGATTAATTCTTGCGGCTATAGAAGCGTTGCTAATCTCAGTCTTTAGCTGGCTTTCCACTAGGCGCTTTCTTGTATCTTCGTGCTTAAAAAATTCTTCTCTTCTAGCCGCTTCGTCTGCAGCTAATTCAGAAGATACAACTTCCGATTTAAATTTCGCCTCCTGTATCCTTATTATGTTCTTATAATCGTCGGATGATTTAAGATTTAATTTTAATAAATGTTTTTGAGACTCTAACTGTTTTAGTGATAAAATTCCAGCCTCTGCATCTTTTCTGTTTTTTTCTACCTGCAATTCATATGCTTTTTGATCAAGACTGCCGGAATCGATTAAATTCGATAGTCTGTTTTCTTGAAATTTATTTATAACGAATAGTGTTGCAGCTTCTCCTTTTATAGCTTCGCTTGCTATTCCTGCTTGCTTTCCTTGAGCGGTATACATTTTTTTAAGTTCTCTAGCTCCATCTAAAGTCTTCTTTTTAATTAAATTTAAAATCTCTTGATTCTT